AATTTTGGCTTGCCATCATCAGCGAATCCGCGCCACCGGACCCGGACGGCCAGAAACTCTTTATTTTTTCCGGCCGTTTCGGCTTTTTATAAAATCCCTTCTTTACTAATAACTTGAAAATCTGCTTTTTTGCAAAAAATTAAATTTTCTAATTCAATTATTTTTTGCGCCTTTTCAATTGCTTTTTGTTCAGAAGTCGAGTCAACGGTTATTTCCCCAACATGCCGACTCCCCATATAGCCCGAACAATCAAACTTTATTTTATAACGATATATAAACATTTATTTACCCTCCATTATAGCCCAGCCGGCCAAGCAATAAGCCGGAATAATTAACCAGAGCAGAGCGCAACCGATTCGCCACGTTTCCACAAAATACAAATACAAACCGCCTAAAAGCAATAAACCGATCAAGAATAAAATTATTTTCATGTTTGAGTCCTCCTTAAAGTTTTTTTATGATTTTTGTTGAAATAAAAAGATAATTTATAAACCATACCAGGCCAAAAACAACACGAAAAACGATATTCAAAAACCTGATAAAAAAGTTAATTGTTTTTAGAAACATTGTCAAAATTTTCATTTTTAAGCCCTCCTTAAATTATTTTGATTTTGTGATTAAATACCGAGTCAACCGTTTTTAAATATTCGATTCTTTTTTGTTTTTCTTTTGCGGCCGGGCTTTTTTTGTACTCCTTCGCCGCTTGTTTTAATTGTTTTTTAATAAGATCCGGCAGAAGAGGAAGAGTCCCCGATCCATCATTAAACAGGGAGTCGACCATCTCCGCAACCGACTCAGCGTATTTTTTGCCGTTTACAATTATCATTTTTTGAGTCCTCCTTAAATTAAGCTTGAGTTAATATCTTGAATCTCAAGAGCGATTGACTCTTGATTAAGTAAATTTTTAAGATCCTCCGCCAAAAGTCGAGTCTTGTCATCATCAGCGAAAAGAATCGAGCAAACAAGCGACGTTTCAAACGTAACAGCTCCGGAGTCGTGAGTATAGAATCCGCGACTCTCCGTTATTGTTGCGCCGTCGTAATACTTCTTAACGGTATTAAAAACAACCTTATAAGCATCAAGAGTCGAGATCTCTTGTTGTTTTGTTTCTTTATCATTTAAACCGATGTATAAAATATGTTTTTTCATTTTCTGAGTCCTTCTTTAATTGTTTGTTTCTTTATATATAATACTTATATCATATATTTATATAAAAGTCAATAGTTATTTTATAAAAAAGTGCAAAAAATAGCTTTTTTTTCTTGTTTTTTTGTGTTTTTTCTTGTAAAATACGGTTACAAGGTTGAAAACATGGTAAAAATTGACTTTTCAAACATAAAAAGCAGCGAATCGAGTCGCGAATCGGAAACACTTCCGGATCATATAGACACGGGCCGAGCAATAATAACAAAGCCGGAACTAATCGCCAAGTATAAAGAGCTTGAAAAAAAGCAAAAACGCAATGAAAACACCGCCGCCGAAAGACTCCGTTATAATCGGCTTAAAAAATACGGTGACAAGGCAACGGGCCAAAATAAAATAGTACAAGATCCAAAAAACAAGCCGACTCAAGTTATAACACTTGAAAAAGCCAACAAGACGCCTATAACGCCAACAAACGAAAGACTCGCCGCCGTGACTGAGGATGTATATAACGGACTCAACATAATAGAAGCTTGTAAAAATAACGATATAAGGCCAAAAGATTTTTTTAACTGGATAGAACAACCGGAAAACATAGAACAAAAGAAAAAATATTTTAATGCTAGAATCTGTTTAGCCGAATATTACATTTATAAGCGCGAGAGTCTCGAAAAAGACTTATTAAGCGGCCGTATTGATTCAAGTACTTACAGCACGCTAGCAAACGATTATAAATATCTTGCCGGAAAGCTTGCCCCGCTTGCATACGGTGAGAAAATCCAACTTGACGCGCAAATAGTAAAAGCAGATATAACGGAAACTATCAGCAGCGAAAAAATAAAGCAATTAAATAATTTATTGCAATCCAATATAATAGACGCGGAATACAGCGAAAACAAATAAAAAAGCCCCTTGACGACGTAAAGATATCTTTATATTATGCAGCGGACAAATATCAAGTTATCTTTACAAAAGAGCTAAAAATGAAAAATACAGACATATTAAAAGCACTACAGAACCGGCGCAAGCTTGCACAATTTGCCAAATATATAAACTTAAGCAGGCAAGCAACATTGACTTTATTAAAAGACAACCGGCCGCACAAGTCGCAATATTATAATTATATTGCTTTTATAAGATCACTTTTTGAAGCATGAATCATCATAAGCCCGCAAAAAGGCTTTTTATTTGCTTATACCCGCCAACATGGAAAAACTTGAAAAAAGCATGCTTAATGCTCACTAATTAACTCACATCCCATAAATATTCAAAATCACCCAAATAAGTATACTATACGCCTTCCTTAATAAAGGGTGGTACAAATAGAAAACCGCCACATTTCTGTGACGGTCCAGCCAAGTACGAAAGGAAAAGGGTCTAGATTTTTTGAATTGTTTGTCCTTTATCGTTCAGGATATATACGTTACCTTCTGTGAGGTAGGAAATACCATCTACATTGATGTGAGCAACCTTCATTTCTGGTTTTGGGCCATACTCACACTCTCCATATAAATAAGTTCTATTTGGCTCGGTAATAAGTAAAAATGGTTTACCATCTTCAACACCGAGTTCGTGGAGCAAGAAAGCTGATTCTTTTGCGTTTTTTGAGTCACTACCGCATTTGCCTTGGGTTTGTTCCTGAGCGATCATATAATCCCATGTTTCAAATGATGTTGTTACTCTTGGATTTGTTGTAATTTGTGCATCGGAATGAATTAACATAAAAGATTGGGAATTTCCCTTTTGAATTTTTGCGTACATTTTTGTATCTCCGTAAATTAGTTAGTAAGTTGGCTATCCTCACCCTTGAGGGAAGTGGCACTTGATATGATAGCCTTGAGTGCTATGCTGTTAAGCACAAGAGTAATATATCACAATATTAAGAATTGTCAAGAGGGTATACGCCTTCCTCACAAAAAAGTATTGACAGCTACGAAAAATATAATATATTAGATTTCAGAGGATATAAGTATATGAATGACGAGATAGTCAAGCAGTTTTTAGATAATCCTGTCGAGGGAAGGCTGGCCTTAAGTGCCAGTTTGAAGAATTTCATCGCATTTTTCTTCTGGTATATGTATCGGCAACAATTTATCTTCAGACCATTTCACAATTTAATCATCAAGAAGTTAGAAGATATTGCCTTTGGAAGAGCGGAAAAGAAGAATTTAATAATAAATCTTCCGCCGAGAATGGGTAAGAGTGCCGTATGTCAGATGTTTGGTGGTTGGTGTTATATGCTAAATCCGCATTCCAACTGCATATATACATCATATAGTGATGACTTAACGAGTTCATTTTCTAAGGATATTAGATCTATGGTTGAGAGCGATGCTTTCAAGACATTAACGGGGATAAAGTTAAACAAAGCCAAAAGTGGTGCTGATTATTGGGCTACAACAATAGGAGGAGGCTTCCGTGCTGCTTCTATGGGTGGTTCTATTACGGGTTTTGGTGCCGGTGTCAGTGGTAGTGATTTTGGCGGTTGCATGATTATTGATGACCCGAACAAGGCAAGCTCGGTAAAAAGTCAGGCAGAATTACAGAACACTGTGGATTATTATAATAACACTCTCAAGAGCCGTCTGAACAATCAAGCAAAAACACCGATAATTCTAATCATGCAAAGATTAGCCTTAGAAGATTTAACCGGATATTTACTAGAGAATGAACCGGATGATTGGGATATTATTAAGCTTCAAGGATTAAACGAGGATACCGGTGAGGCTTTATGGGAAGAAAAATATCCTGCAGCTGAATTATTAAAGCTGAAGAAAGTTAATCCTTTTGTGTATTACGGTCAATACCAGCAAGAACCTATTGTGGTCGGTGGTAGCGTAATTAAGACTGAGTGGTTTAGATTTTATGATACTAGAGATACGTATGATTATCAATTTACATTTGTCACATCCGATACCGCTCAAAAGAAAGGAGAGGCAAACGACTTTTCTGTATTTTCATTCTGGGGAAAAACATTTGATAACCGACTTCACCTTTTAGATAAGGTAAAGGGGAAGTGGGAGGCTGATGAATTAAGACAGCAAGTTAAACTCTGTTGGGAAAAATGGAAAAAGTTTAAGATACCACCGTATGGTTTCTATATAGAGGATAAATCCTCGGGAATCGGCGTAATTCAAGAGATTAAGAAGACAGAACCTATTCCTATTATACCGATTGCAAGGTCGAGATACAAGAATGAACAAGGCATGATGGTGGCTGCTGATAAGTTCTCAAGAGTAATGACAACCGCACCGTATCTAGCAAATGGATGGGTCTATTTGCCAAATTCAGAAAAGGATGATATAAGTAGTTCATTACTGGCAGAGTGTGCTGCTTTCAGAGCTGATTTGAGCCATAAACATGATGATGAGGTGGATACCTTATGCGATGCTGTTGATATAGCTTTTGGAAGCACAGGTATAAGTTCAATATTTATTTGAGGTTGAGATGAAGAAACTACCGAAGAAAAAAACAAATAGCTTAGATGGATTTGCTCAGAGTGTCGGAGGTTGGGGATTACCGTTTAGAAATCCTATGGCTCCGCAAAACTCACAAATAGATACTATGTTTATCAACACCAGATGGGCTTTAATATCTAATTTTAGGTCGGTTTTAGCCGAGTCGTATGCGGAATATGGCATAGTACAGACACTAGTAGACCAACCTGTTGCTGATGCATTCAGAACGGGATATGTGGTAAAAACAGATAAGCTGGACGATTCTCAAAAGAAACAACTTTACTACTATGTGGAAATGAATCGAATAAACGAAATTATCATGGAGGCGTTTATTTGGTCACGCCTATATGGTGGTGGAGGTATTATCATTAATACCGACCAAAATCCGTCTAAGGAGATAGATTACTCAAAGATAACAAAAGATTCTCGCCTTGAGTTTATTGCGGCTGATTTATGGGAGCTTTATACTGATGTTCCTATGTGGAATCCATGGGAAAATATGGATATGGCCCAGATGTACAATTACTATGGAATGAGACTAAACCGTAGCCGAGTTCTTCCTATTATGGGCAAAAAGGCTCCGTCGTTTATAAGAAACCGCTTAAGAGGCTGGGGAATGAGCGAGCTTGAGAGGGTAGTAAGGAGTATTAACTCTTACCTTAAAAATCAAGATCTTATTTTCGAATTGTTAGACGAAGCCAAAATCGATGTATACCAATTAAATGGATTTAATACCGCCATGCTTACACAACAAGGAACAGCAACTGCGGAAAGACGTGTACAGGTAGCAAACACCCTCAAATCTTACTTAAATGCCCTTGTTTTGGATACAAATGATAAATATGACCAAAAACAATTATCATTCAGCGGGTTAAGTGAAATTCTTAACCAAATACGTCAAGGCGTAGCTGCCGATTTGAAAATGCCATTAACCAAATTGTTTGGTGTGAGCGCAGCGGGATTTAACTCCGGAGAGGATGATATAGAGAATTACAACTCTATGATAGAATCTGAAGTAAGAAGTAAGGCAAAACCGATTGTTATTCAAGTTTTGAGCGTTATCTGTCAGAAGTTATTCGGGTTTATTCCTGATGATATGACAATCGAATTTAAGTCTCTGAGGATATTGTCTGCCGAGCAAGAAGAAAACATGAAAAACAGCAGATTTAACCGCCTTATAGAGGCTGTTGCGAATGGCTTGGTAACACCTGAACAGTTTATGATAGGTTGTAACAATGATAATCTGTTGCCTATAACGTTTTCTCAGGATGATATAGAGATGGCTTCACAAATGGGAATGATGGAATTTAGTGAAGACGGAGAGGAAAACCAAGAAAAGAAAGGCGGTTTTTTCGGATTATTTAAGGGAAAAAAATTCCCAAATAAACCAAATAAAGGCAATTTACCCGACGACACAGGAAAGGTAAAAGAAACTGATGTTACTTCGAATAAATTCGTAAGACCGGACAGAGAACAGAAACCTTTACCTGAAGAAACATATCCATACAAAGGAAAGAGAACTGTCAGATACGTTGCTGTTGGCAAGTAGCCGTTTGACAATATAAAAAAAGGTGTTATTTTAGATATAGAGGTTTATATGATAGAGAATAGTAAAAACTTTCCACGAAGATATTTTGCCCGTCACATAAAAGAGGGGTTGGTTCATTACCTCGAAGGAGGTAAGGACAAGTTATATCTTGTAACAAACGAGGCTTTGCATAAGATGAACCCTACTTTTGAGGGTAAGCCTATTTATATTCGACATGTTGATGAAGTTGATACCGACAAGATGAAAGAGCAGGCGGTCGGATATGTGGTAAAAAGTTTTTATAATGAGTTTGATGGGGCTTGGTGGTCTGAAATCATTGCTGATGATGAGGCCCAAGGCTACATTGAAAAAGGTTGGGCTGTGTCTAACGCATATCTCCCAACCGAGCTTGGCTCTGGCGGTGTGTACCACGATATTGATTACGATAAGGAAGTCAAGAGCGGGGTATATGAACACCTAGCCATTGTTGATAATCCTCGGTATGAGGAGGCTGTTATTATGACGCCGGAAGAGTTTAAGGACTTTAACGAGGGTCGTAAGGCAGAATTGGATAAACTTAAAAATTCTAAGGAGAATAAAATGCTTTCTGAAGAAGAAAAAAAGGAATTGCTTGATTCTCTCAAAAATTCTTTATCCGAGATTGTAAAAGACACGGTAAAGAACGCATTGGATGAGAAGCATGCAGAAGACAAAAAGAATGCTGAAGATGAAGACCATCGTCAGTTAATTCGTGAAATTGCTGCCGTTTCTGCAAAGGGCGAGAGCGATTTCGAAGGTGGCTTAGACGAGGAAGTTCGTACTATTATCGGCTTGGCTGAAAAACTTGGCTATTCTAAAGACGAGGCAAAACACAACGCTGAGGATGAAGAAGACAAGAAAGAGGAAAAAGAGGAAGAGGAGAAATCCGAAAAGGAAAACGAATCTGACGATGATTCCAAAGAAAATAAATGCAATGAAGATGAGGAAGATAAGGAAGAAGAAAAGAAGTCTAATTCTAAGTTTTTTGATTTTCTTCATAATGCAAAGGGTGCTAATGATAAAGAGAAAAAGGTTGCTACTATGGCTTCTGGTTTGGCTCTTGGTCGTAAGCGTTATGGTTCTAATTAAGGAGAAAATATAATGGAAAACAAATTAAGTTATCAGATGAACGTATTTGCTCCGACTGAAGAAATTAAAGGTCGTAAGGTTCTTCCTGCAAATACTGAGTCTTTTTCTGGAATTATTGATTCCACAGTAAATAGTGTTGTTGTTCCGGCTACACCGATGAAAATTGTAGCTAATTCTGCGAAACTTCCGCATTTTGCTCCGGCTGCTTCTGGGGATAAAATTGTTGGTTTCTTGGAATGGAACGTAGTTCGTAACGGGTATGCTGCAGGTGATATGTGCCAAGTATCCCCTGACACTAACGTAATGTACATGGAAGCATCTGGTGCCATCAACGCCAATGTAAACGTTGCTATGGATAGCTTTTCTAACATCACGATTAAAGCAGCTGGTTCCAATGATGCTGTAATCGGATATGCTTTGGAAGCCGCTACCGCAGCAGGTCAATTAATCCGTGTTAAAATTAAAATTGCATAGGAGTTTTAGATATGGATAAGATTATTAATTCAAAAGGCGAAAGCGTAGCTGTTGATACTCTCTTGAATGAAAGAGAGATGGCATATGCTGAAAAACTGACAAATGCCTTGTCGGAAAACTATGGTTACTTGGTTCCGATGACAACTTTGACTGCATTACTTCGTGATGTAGCAGAGCAAAAATTCTATCAGGTACCGGTAGCTGATTATATGCCGGTTCGTGTTGGCACTGAAGCAGCATGGGCTGAAGACATCTTGATGTTCCGTTCCTTCCAGGTTGGTGGTGACTTTGAAAAAGGTTACATTGAAACAGCTAACGAAGGTCGTTTGGCTTCTACTGACGCCGCTCTTGATGCTATCCGCGTTAAGACACGTTTGTGGGCTAAAGAATTGAACTGGTCTATTGCTGATGTTGCAAAAGCAGCTAAAACCGGTGTTTGGGACATTGTTACCCAGAAAGAAAAATCTCGTAAAACTAACTGGGATTTGGGTATTCAAAAAACTGCTTTCTTGGGATCTCGTGATGGTTCATTGGAAGGTTTGTTGACATTGTCTGATGTTACTATTAACACGACATTGATTCCGGCAGCTATCAACGTAATGACCGATGCTCAATTCCAAGCATTTGCTCAGAATACTATTGGTGCTTACTTGGCAAACAACAACTATACAGCTATGCCGAATCGTTTGTACATTCCGCAAAGTGATTATGTTGCATTGTCTACTGCTACCAGTGTTCAATTCCCGATTAAATCGAAGATTGAATACTTGCGTGATGTATTCAAAGCTGCTACTAACCAGCAAGATTTCGAAATTAAGCCGTTGGCTTACTTGCAAGCTGGATTGTCTGATGGCAAATTGTCTACAGACCGTTACATCTTGATGAGATATGATGAAGATGTTGCTCGTTTCGAAATTCCGGTTGATTACACTGTAACTGTTCCTAACTCTATTGAAGGTTGGACAATTCGTAACGTTGGTTACGGTCAACACAGTGGTGTACTGGATGCTCGCCCGCAAGAAATCTTGTATATGGACTTGACTGCTTAGGAGAGACATAATGAGAATTAAGAATGTTGGTCGAAGCACGATTATTTTCAATGGTGGTTCTCTTGAGGCTGGGAAGGTTGCTGTTTTCAATGGCGATGCCGAAAAAATTGGTTCAGCATTATTGAAAGCATATCCGAGCAAATTAATGGATTTAGACAACATTAAACAAGAAGATATTGTTGATGTTGTTATTGAAAGCCCTGTAAAATCAGAGCCGAAAAAATCTAAAAAGAAATAGTTAGGAGGGAAGTTATGAGTTGTTGTAGCGTTACAGTCGATGATTTTAAGGCACAATTTGCCCGTAACTTCCCATACCTTCCTTTTTGGGACTCGAACAAAGTATATTTTGAAGGCGATATTGTTTATTACGAGCCTAATTTTTATCAATCTCTTGTTAACAACAATAGTTCAACATTAGATGATACGGAAAGTTGGCAAGTAGTACAAGATTCGGTAGATAATTATGTTTCAGACAATGATATAGAGAGAGCTAGAATAGAAGCTGTTGCAAGTTTTAATTGCGAACTTATGACAGATAAGGAAATCGGTAGACTGATTTTCTTGTATTTGTGGGCTTTTTATTTGGCTTATGACTTGTCATTGGCTCAAGGTGGTGCATATGGCAGTGTAACGTTCCCTGTAACAGATGTGACGGTTGGTAGTGTTCACGAAGGCTATTATGTGCCAAAAGCATACTTAGAAGATCCAATTCTCGGATTTTATGCGAGAAACGGCTTCGGCCTGAAGTATTTGAACTTAGTATATGCAAAGACTATCGGAAATGTGAGGGTTGTAGCAGGATGGAGCTTACCGTAAAGACAGAACTCGATTTGAGTGGGTTTAAGGAAATAGAAAAGGCTTGCAAGGCTATTTCTAAAAAAGTCAAGGTTGGGATACTCCATGATGCAGAAGAGGCAAAAATTGCAAGTTTGCAACACTATGGCGGAACTGGAGTGTATCAATATGGACCGTTCAAGGGGCAAGAGGTAGATATTCCTCCAAGACCATTCTTGTCTCATGCTATGGATTTTTATGGTAAAGATGTACTGAGGCAAGAAGCCCAAAAATTAGAGAGAGGATTTACAGCAGAAAACGCGGAATCTATCTTAAATGATACGGGTAAGAACCTGATGTATGCTACCGAGGAGACAATAAGAGAGTATGCCGGACATCAGCATGAATATCCGTACAACTCCGAGAGAACCGTGGAAACAAAAGGTAAAGACAGTCCGTTAATTGATACAGGCAAAATGCTATCATCTATTGAGTATGAGGTTGTAGAATGAAATTAAATCCAGTTAATTTAAGTTTAGGCAAAAGATTACCGAGACCTCAGTTAGGTATCAATATGTGGTCACAAGGTGCCAGAGCTAAAGTAATACGTCAAGTTGTAGATGCCTATGGTAACGTAGACAATGTGACGTTTTTCTTTAACTTTGATGGGGTAATCCAACCTTTAAGACCGGAAGAAATCAAGGTAAAAGAAGAGGCACAATGGTCGTGGGATTGGTATTGGTTTCATACTCTTCAAAATGTTCAGCTTACAACAAACGACAGAGTTTTTTATAAGAATGTTGAGTATAAAATAATGGCTGTAAAGGATTACTCTGACTACGGGCATATAGAATATCATTGTATTAAGGATTGGCAGAACAATGCAGATTGAGGAATACATAGTAGATATAATCAGAAAAGAGATGGATCTTAATCAGCAGAACATCTGGATTCACTCTCAGAACCGTAAAATACCACCGCAATCGCAAGAATTGTACGTTACTGTCGGTTGTGTTGATTTTTTGCCTATATCGAGCAAAAGCAGATTTAATCCCGCCAATGATACTGAAATACAAACAGTATATGGCCGTGCAAGCGTTCAGATAGATATTCTTAGTAGGAGTAGAGAGGCGCGAATCCGCAGAGCGGAGCTGTTAATGGCGTTAAACTCTTACTACTCAAAGGAAATACAGGATAGATACCAATTTAGGATTTTTGAATTACCTCAAAGATTTATAAATACTTCAAGTCTTGAAGGTGGTTCAGAGATTAATAGATTTAGTCTTGTTATTCGTGCAATGATTTCAGAAGATAAAGTAAAAACAACCAGTTATTATGATACCTTTAATGCTGAAATTTTAGCACAAGGAAAAGACTTAACGGAAATTGAACTCAATGATTTGCAAATTGAGTCTTAATGAATTATTATGATTGTGTCAATTTAATTTTAAGGAGTAACAAAATATGAGTGAACTCTCAATTTCGAATGTTATTCGTGTTACGGTGCAGGGAGTGCAGAGAAGTCGGACACCTAAAAATGTCAATGATGTCGCTTTGTTTACTCCTGAACAATCGAATAATGTATCAGAATATATGTATGTTATTGACCCTTCCGATGTAGCAGAAGCTTACGGCTCTGATTCTTTAACATATAAAATGGCTCTTAACGTATTTGCACAAGACGCTAACGTTTTGAGTGGTCGTGGTGGTTTAGTAATTATTCCGATGAAAAATGCTGTTAATGCTACCGCAGCTAGTTTTGCTACTGCAGCAATTTCAGATATTACGGCATTTAAGTCGGTAAATAATGGTGCTTTAACCATTACAGAAAATGGCAATGTAGTTTCCTTAACAGGTTTGAACTTTACGAAATGCAATTCTTTGTCAGACGTGGTAAAGGTTCTGCAAGGCGCAACAGACAAAGTAACAATTTCCATGAATGGTAATGTTGTTGTATTTGGTTCTAAGAAGTTTGGCGCAGAATCTAGTGTTGTTCTCTCTTCAGGTGAAGATGGAACTGATATTTCCGGTGCTAACTATCTTAATGTTGCCGGAGGAACTTCTACAAATGGCGTAGATGCTTCTGGCGAAACATTAGGCGAGGCTATTACTCGTACTTATGGCAAAATCGCATATACCGGTGTTATGTGCGCTAAGTATATGGCAGATGATGAAGTTATTGCCGCCAATACGGTTGTTTCTGCAAAAGACCTTATTTTTGTAAATGTTTGGTATTCTGCTGACGACATTTTGGGTACTTGTGCCTCTATTCAGGCTGCTGGAAACAGAAAATGCCGTTGTCTTGTTTATACAAATGGCTTTGAAAATGCAAAATTAATGATGGCCGCATATGTTGGTCGTGGCTTCAGTGTAAACTTTGAAGGAAGCTCTGTATCTCAGACTTTGAACTTGAAAACTTTGGTTAACGTACTTCCTGATACCGGAATTTCGCAAACAGATTATAACAATGCTGAAACCGCAGGTGTAGACTTGTATATTTCTTATGAAGGAGACCCAGCTGTTAAATCTAACGGAGCAAATGATTACTTTGATTCTGTTTATGAAAAAATGGCTTTGAAGTTCTATGCTCAGGTTGGTTTATACAATGCTTTGAAGACTGTCGGTACAAAAATTCCGCAGACTGAAGCAGGTGTATCTATCCTTAAAAACGCATTGGGTAATGTTTTCCGTCAGTTTGTAAGAAATGGAGTTTTAGCCCCGGGTCAATGGAATAATCCGCAGACTTTTGGAGACCCTGAGACGTTTAGGAAGAACATTGCAAATCAAGGTTGGTATGTTTACAGCATGCCTATTGCGCAACAGTCACAAGCTGACCGTGAGGCTCGCAAAGCTCCATATATTCAAGGTGCTTGCAAGATGTCTGGTGCCATTCATGAAGCTGATGTTCTTATTTTAGTGGAGGAATAAATGAACGAAACATATAGATTAACTGGCGACGACTCCTTTGTATTATGGGGAAGAGCTATTACCGATTTGGCAGATGGTGATGTGGTAACGATTACTGCTGATAACAATATTGCTTCATCTGTTGTCGGTAAAGGTAGCAATGTTATTGTTGCAAAAGATGAGCAAGGTAAAAAATGCACGATTGCCCTTAGATTGTTAAAAGGTTCTAAGGATGACCAATTCATTCACTCGTATTACAAGACATACGAGCTTGATTCCGCCTTGTTTATCATGGGCAATGGTAGCTTTGCAAAGCGTCTTGGTGACGGTTCTGGTAACGTTGTATTTGATACTAAGTATTTGAGTGCAATTCACTTTACTCGTCCACCTTATGATGCCGCCTGGAATGTAAATGGTTCAACTGAGCAAGCTGTTACTGTTTACACAATGCAAGCATTAATTGAAAGGGTATTAGGATAATGGAATTTACAACTAAAGGCAATAATGCAAAAGTAGTGCTATCTCCTGCAGGATTGGATGAGGCATTCAAGCTCAAATCTTTGGTAGAAAAATCGCTTATAAAGCAAAACATTAACATTTTTGAGATTTTGGACAAGGGTGAGATTTCTTTTGAGGATTTGGTCCAATTAGCAATGGTAGTTGACTCTGATATTGATGTATTCAATGCTTGTTTTGATTGTATGAAAAAATGCACTTACAAGGATGTAAAAATTACGAAAGAACTATTTGAAGATGAATCTGCCAGGGGAGATTTGTACGAGATTTTGTTCTATTGTCTTAAGGTAAATGTCTACCCTTTTTTCAAGCACCTCCTTTCTTCGTTCGGAATAAACAGTCCGAAGGGGGGAGCAGGAGATGTCCTGAAATCCATATAAGCGATGACTTGCGGTTTTTGCGAGTTAAAATCGCTAAACTTGGTTACTATGGTGGCGACCCTCATAAAGTGGGGGAAGCCACTGTGACCGACGTGCTGGATATACTGGCATTTGAGTCCTTTGAAGCGGACTATACAATCACAGAGAGAGAGTTGAATAAAGATGGCTGAAGAAGTTGCAAAATTATATGCGAGTATAGGTTTCAAGGTAAAGTCAGACGATTTAACAAAGGTTCAAAACCTTTTGAAAGACCTGACTAATCGTATGAATGCTATTAATGACGCTACGAAGAGAGCTGCAAGCCAATATGGTATTTTTTCAAAAGAACGTAGCAAGCAGGAATTAGCAAACGCCAAACTGGCTACTGAAAATGAAAGGACTGCCAACCAAAGAAGCAAGAGACTCCTCGAAACTAAAAAGTTTGAGCAAAAGCAACTTATGGATTTTGCAAAGTTAGCCCTTCAGGTTGAAAAAGCAAATGCCAGAGAACAAAATGCTATTGATGCTCAAAAAACACGAGATGCAAAAAAACAACTACAACAAAGATTAAACGACCAGAAAATTGCTTTAGGAGCAACAAAGCAAATATGGACTGGATTAAAGTCTTTATATAAGACCATGTTGTGGAGCGGTGGTGCCGCATGGACAGCAGGCCAAAATCTTTTATCATATACGGCTCCTTCTCGTGAAGCGGCTATTGACTTCCGAAACTTCAGCTTTGAAACCGGAATGAATTTCAGCAATTTCCGCAAATACTTTAATCAATTTGCTACCATGGGGTTAGGATTATCTCAGCAAGACCTTATGGGTGATATGGCAAATATCCAAAGGAATCTTACGCAAATTGCTTTAGGTGGCGGAAATCTTGATACCTATAAACTTTTGGATATTCGAGAGGCTGCAAGAAGAAACGACTTAGCCGGAGTTCTTGAGGGTATTCGCAGAGGCGTTCAAAGAAACGATATAGATAACTCTATGCTTACTGAGTTAATCGGTAGGCTTGGAGTTTCTAATCCTCAGCAATGGGCAATGGCATTCTCAAAAAACATTCCTATTGATAAAGCTATTAGTCGTAGCACAATTTCATCATCTCAGCAAGTTGGTATTATTGAGGCTGAAGAAGAATTAAGACGTTTCGGAACTGTTTTAGAAAATTTACGAGACCAGATAACATCCGCATTTGCTCCGGGTTTAAGAGAAACATCGTTAGCGTTCAAGGAAGCAACTTCACAGTTTGCATTATTCATTAAGCAAGGTGGATTAAAACCATTAACTGACGCCCTAGATAGACTTTTGGCAGGATTTTTAACTTGGCTAAAGAGTTTTTCAGCTGAGGATATACAAAGATTCGCCACAGAATTGGAATCGGGAATTAAATATTTTATAAACGGACTTCGGGAATTAGCATCCAGTATTTGGGAGTTTGTATCTTGGATTGGCGGAAAACCTACCACACATTCAGGAGAAAATGGAAAATCAGCTCGACTTCCTAGCATAGGCGGAGCACTCAAAGGAGCTGCTAAAGGTATTATAGAGGGAGCTGCAACAGGTGGATTTGGGGGTGCTCTTCGTAAAGGTATTGAAGAAGCAGGAAAAGGTGCTTATCAGGGGTTTAGTTTAGGTGATACAACCTCTGTTGATAAGATTAAGAGCTTTAATACTACCACTCGTCAGGCAATTAACAGCTACGTTGATCAAAGGACGTTAAATGCTACATATAACGTAAGTAGTGAGAACCTTGCTAATCAGGCAGAAACAGGGGTTATAAGAGCCTATAATCAAATGGGAAATCAGGTTGAGTTCGGACACAGTCATGGTTATGTATTAAATGAGCCTTATGCTTCTGGAAATTCAGTTAATGGGGGTATATAATGGATTTTGAAAACCGTTATAATTTAAAAAATCTTACTTCAGGCAAACAATTACAAGCTCTGAAAGACCATATTAATGAATATTTCATTATAGGGGATACAGCTGAGGGCGTTATTGACTTAAAGTTAGATATTGTCGGAGATGAATCACTGACGGCTGACTGCGATGTCACTGACCATTATGTAGAAACTAATACTGCAAGGCAAGACCAAATATCTCTCAAACCGAAAGAATATTCAATTAGTGGCGAAGTAGGTGAATTAGTCTGGTACCAAAAAGATTCTGCCTCTCAGGTTGTAGGACAAGTAGCACAAAAACTTGAAGGAATAATTTCCTTTTTGCCGGTTCGCAGTAAATCTTTCAACCAAATGAAGTCAAAAGCGATGAAAGCTGCACAATGGGTTGATACAGCAAGTAATGCAGTATCTCAACTATCAAATCTTTACAATAAAGTAATTGGATACGATGAAGATAACAAGGAGATAACTCGTTCAATCACTCATCAGATGCAGGCATATCAAAAACTTACGGATTACAGAGATAATCGTAAAATAGTAAGCATTGAAACTCCTTGGGGAATTTTAGAAAACTACGTAATTACAAGTCTTAAGTTTTCGCAATCTCGTACTACAAAAGACAAGTCTCAGATTTCAATTACGTTCAAAGAGTTTAGAACTGTAAGTATAGGCAACTATGTTAAATTCGATCCGAATAAATATCAAGGCGATGCCGCTTTTGAGAATCAACCAAAGATTGATAATGGTACAACATCAGGAACAGATGTCGGAACTTCAAAACAAGAAACAGATGAAGAAGGCAATATATTTTATACAGACACAGTAACGGTCGGAGAAAAAGAATACGACTATAAGTTTTATCCTGAAGATGGTTTTGCCGCTCCTTTTAATAAAGATGGGTCCGTAATAGATGATAATGAGTATGACGATGTAATTAAAGCCATGAATATGAAAATAGGAAATAATATTCAAGAAGGAGTCTTTAAGTTATGAGTGTAAGAGTTTTAAGCACATTAAATAATAACGCATACCAATCGTTGTCTTTTGTAACAAAAAAAGGAGAAAAAGTTGTTTTAACTTTTCGGTTTATTCCGAGTCAGGAAACATGGTTTTTTGATGTAGAAAGCCCATCGCTGACTGTATACGGATTAGCTCTTACAGCATTTGAGAATATTCTCGATCCTTATCATAATGTTATTTCATGGGGAATGTATGTTTGGTCTAAAGACGGTTTTGACCCATGGAAAATAGACGATTTCACTACAGGACGAATCCGTATTGCAATTACAGAAGACTTAGAAAACGCAGTTATAGAGGAATTTTTAAATGGTTAAGGGAGTAAATTTTGCCATCAATAATCAGGAGAAAGTCAATCGTAAATATCGATTGACTGTTCAGCTTACTGATGATGAAGATAAACCGACAAATAAGGCTATTGTAATTACTAATCCGTTCACTCTTAACTTTAATATAAATCGTTCAATATTTGCGGAAATAAATGGCGCAGATATAGAAATCTTAAACTTAGCTTACAACACATATCGGGAGTTATTCTGGGACTACTACAGCATAGGGAGAAGAACTGTTATATTAGAAGCTGGATACGATGAGAAGAATATGTCAGTCATATTTATAGGTGATTTGTGGAGTTGCTATACCTCAAGAGAGGGAACAGAAACTGTAACAAGAATGCATTGTCTCGTAGGATTAAAAGCAAGGAATATTCAAACAGATGCAACTCTTGCTAATGTAAGCAGGTTTGAAATCCTAAAATATGCTGCAAATGACATGGCGTTAGGTATTAAGATTTATTCCGGTGAAGATACAAAACTCTCAAGACCTGTCTCAATTTCGGGAAACTCTTATGGAATCTTACAAAAGTATAGTGATCAAAATGCCTTTATAGATAATAACGAAATTAAAGTATTGGCTCCATATGACACATTTGAGGGATATGTACCTATAATAGATGATAATTCAGGTTTATTAGGGGTACCTGAGCATGAAGATGCTATTTTAACCGTGAGAATGATATTTGAGCCACGACTCGTTATCGGACAAATCATTGAAATAAAATCGCAAGTTGCACCTATGTTCAACGGACAGTATAAAATATATGGTATCAGACACGAAGGTACAATATCAGATGCCGTTTCAGGTAAAGCTACAACCACATTAGAAATGTTAATAGGGAGTCAGGTATATGGCAAATTCTCAATTAAATCGCCTCAATAGTAAAAAAAGTCTTACTGATGTATTAAAAAACTGGTTTGGTAACTACTCCGAAGCACTTAACTGTATAAAAATCGGGAGAATCGAGAATGTGGATTTTTCAAATCAGACTGTTGATGTTAAGATTCTCCACAAGCGAATCGACCATAATACTATTAAGGAGAATGTATTAAGGGATTATCCTTTATTAAAGCAAGTTCCTTTTGTTGTATTAGGAGGTGGAAGTTCTAATCTAACATTTCCTATCTCAGTAGGCGATAATTGCTTATTGCTTTTCTGCGATTATGAAATTGACCGTTGGTGGGATACCGGGGAGAGTTTGCCGGCAAATTTCGAGAGAAAGCATGATATTTCAGATGCTTTTGCGCTCATCGGCGTTCATTCCATGGTAGACCTTATTCAAGGATATAGCCAATATGTAAGATTAAAATATTCCGAGTCGTCCTATATAGAAGTAGGGGATTCTGTGAATATTAACAATGAGCAAACAAATGTAAGTGGCAAACTTGATGTTACAGGTGATATTACCGGAAGTTCTAAAGCAACAGCTGAATTGCACTCTACACATGGGGCTACCGGCTCATTTACAAACGTTTCGGGCCAAACATTAACAATAGTTGATGGAATTATTACAAATATCTCTTGATTTTTATTGAGAATACGAGTATAAAATGATTGCTTTTGTTGACTTAATAGACCTATAAGGCTTAGTTATCGCACAATTTATAGGTAAATATAGACCTCTCCCGCTAAAGTTCGACAGCGAATACGGAGGGGTCATTTTTTGTTAATTTTTCTTTTTTAACTCTAATCTACTATATATATCTTACTGCTTTCTGGTGAGGAGGAGAGAGAAACGGGTATAGTTATCCTATTGCGACCTAATTAAAGTTTCGCAATATACTATACCTATTCGTGGCCTCTGCTTTCCGGAGCCGGTATCGCTTCGTCACGGGATTTGTCATTGACTTCTGAACAATTATCCACAAAGACAAATATTTGTAGTAATTGCAACATACCCCGAAGTCAAAAGCACTGTTAGTTGGCTTGTATCCTAGGTTGCGGTTGATGTCTCCCCGTACCGCTCTCGAATAGTTACGACGTTATTCTCAATCCGTACTACCTATTCAAAGCAACAACGATTTTTTGTATTGACAAAGTGAAATTTTTGTGAGATACTATTCTCGTTTGGTTGCAAATGTATAATAATACATTTAAAAGAGAGAGTCAAGAAAAATTTTGGCTCTCTTCTTTATTTGCATTTTTAATTTTATTCATTTATACTGCTAGCAGAGGTAAATATGAGAATAAGAGCACTAGACAGCAACTGGGATTTTAAGTTTGGTCGTAGTCGTCAGGACTATGCCTCCGAGTCGCTTGCTGCCGCCTATGATGTAAAACAAAAAATTCTATGTTGGTATAATGACTGTTTCTTTGATATGCAGTCAGGAATTGATTATAAAAATTTCTTAGGAAGTAAGGGCGGAAAAGAAAAATTGGATAATTCGGTTCGCAAAATATTAGCCGTTCAACCTGATATAGTGGAAATTACTTTCTTTGAGAGTTCGGTTGTGAATAGGAAATACACCTTGACAGTTAGATTTAAGACTGTTTATAATGAAACAATAGAGGTCAAAATATGAGTGATTTATTTAATGAAAACGGATTACAGACGGCGACTGCTGATGAACTTAGGCAGGGTTTAGAAACCACCTTTAAGGCTATATATGGTGATGATATTCTGTTGGATTCTAGCACACCTGATGGGCAATGGATAAATATTCTTGTCCAAAAAGGCGTAGATGTTCGTGGGTTGTTGATGCAGTTGTATAACTCGTTTAATCCGAACAACGCACAAGGCTCTCTGCTAGATCAACGATGCGCAATAAACAATGTGTTTAGAAAAGGCGGAACTTTCACCACTGTTACGGTTTCCATAACAACAGATAGACAAGTGACTTTGCAGGGTGTTGATGGCAACTACAATTCTCCCGATGCTACTGGGTATACCATTCAGGACAATGAAGGTAACCGATTCGTTTTAGTAAATACAACTACTTTAAGTGCCGGAACAACAAACGTTTTATTCCGCTCTGAGACACTGGGTAATGTTATTGTCTTGCCAAACACTATTACAACACCTGTAACTATCGTTTTGGGTGTGGTAAGTGTCAACAATCCAACGGTAGCAAATGAGATTGGTGTTAATGAGGAGACCGATTCTGAATTAAAGGTTCGTAGACGTCAATCTGTATCTCTTGGTTCTTTTGGATATTTGAACGGATTACAGGCTGCTCTTATGCAGTTGGACGGGGTGAATGATGCTAAAGTGTATGAAAATTACACCAGTTCCACGGATGCAAATGGTACTCCGGCCCATTGTATATGGGTAGTGATAGATGGTGGGGCAGATGGAGATATTGCTAACACAATATATTCAAGAAAATGTCCTGGTACAAATATGAGAGGTGATATAACCTACACGATTACGACTCCAGCCTTGACGCAATTTATAGCAAGATGGGACAATGCGACGAGTTCTCCGTTATACATAAAATTCAACATCCAACCGGCAGTAAGCGGAGTAACCTTTAATCAGGATGCTATTAAAGAATATATTGAAACAAATCTTTCCTATCAAATCGGTGAAGGCGCAGAAACAGCGACAATAACAGATGTGGCTCAAAAAGCCATCGAGAGCGTAGGCGGTCAAGGATATGCTGTAGATGTGTTAATCTCAGACGATGGAAATACATGGGTTGAATATCTCGCTCCTGTTGTCGCAACAAGATTTAGTGTGGCAGACATCACTATTACGGAGATTTAATATGGATAACAGCTACTACTCAAACCTATTGATAATGCAGTATCACAATAAGCCTAAGGCTAAAGCCACCATAGAGGCTACTGTGGGGTTGCTGCCAGATGACTTAATAATGGAAGTCATTAACGGGTTTGATATAGAAACAGCTGTTGGAAAACAACTCGATATACTAGGTGAGTATGTTGGGGTTGATAGATATTATCTTGTAGATAATCAGGCAGAGCTTCTTGACGATGAAGATTACAGGATACTTATCAAGCTTAAAGCAATTTCAAATACAAGTGACCTTTCTCATAAGTCTCTGGAAGAGTCTTTGTATAACTTTTTTGGTAATTCGGTGAGGATGGATTCTGCTGGCAACATGGAAATGACGTATTTTGTTCCGAAAAACAAAACCCCGATCATCCAAGCCGCAATTCAAAAAGAAGTATTGCCTAGACCTATGGGTGTAAGATGCTCTTATATTATTGAATATGATAAGAGATTTTTTGGTTTCTGTACCTACCAGAACCAAACGGCAGTTTACAAAACAGGATTTAGGAGTTATAATAATCCTGACAAAGTAGGTGAAGTTTTAACTTATAGTAAGAGGATAGAATTTTAATGCCTAGATTAGCAAGAAAAAATATCAAAGTGTTTGCAGGAAGTGCCACAAACAATGGTGTTTTTGGCTCATTACAAGCAAATAACCCAACTATCACATCTGATGTTGAACAAATTCAGTCGCTAACTGCTTGGGGAGAGGGTTGGAATGCCGCAACAGAAACAAGTGAGGAGTTGCCTCCGTTAGAAGAAATTCAGGGTGTTGAGTATGTAACCACATATCAACAAGCATATATTATGCAAGAAGGTATTCCTGAGTGGGCTGCAACAGTAACATATTATAAGGGGTGTCTCGCCAAGGAAGTTACATCCACAGGTTTCAGAATATACAACTCCCTAACAGATAATAACACAGGTAACTTGTTGTCAGATACATCTCACTGGAAGAAGGTTATGGATTCTGATGATTTGTATGCTTTTGATAGCACTGTGGTTCATGACACGGGAAATGAAACAATTTCGGGTACAAAAACTTTTTCAAGCACTATTGCCGGCAGTATCAACGGTAACGCCGCAACAGTAACGAATGGTGTATATACCACGGGCAACCAAACCATTGCCGGAACAAAAACATTTTCCGCTTCGCCGATTGTGCCGACCCCCGGAAATACGGATAGTTCAACAAAGGCGGCGACCACGGCTTTTGTGCATAATATTTTGGTGGCACTCTATCCGGTTGGTTCTCTTTATATCGGCACACAAACCACTTGTCCATTAACAACTTTGATTAGTGGTTCAACGTGGGAATTAGTCGCTCAAGATAGGGCTTTGTGGGGTGGTGATGGTTCAAATGCAAATACAACTATTGCAGCAGGATTACCGAATATTACCGGTAATTTTGGAAGTGGCTGTTTAATGAACTGGCAAGATTCTACAACGGGAGGAGCTTTATATAGAGGTTCAAGCGGTGGTGGACAAAACGCTGGTGGATCTGAGGGTGGCACGAATGCTTCAATAAACTTTGATGCTTCACGCTCTAATGGTATTTATGGCAGCAGTTCAACAGTTCAACCGCCTGCATATCGTGTAAACGTATGGCGTAGAACAGCATAGACAATAAAATGGTGTGTAACGAATTAAAGAGGGTGATGTTATGACGCGCTATCAAGGTGATGACTTAGTAAATTTAATGACGGTGACAGTGCAGGCTGAGGATGGCTCATTGCCTGATATAGAGGCGGTGGAATTAAAAATAGGACCATTATGTAAACGCTATGACCATCCGACGAATCCGTTTACTGTAAACATTATGAGAGATGAGAGCATAAAGTTGAATGTAAAAAATAGTTGTTACGCATGCATATGGTATTATATTCCTGTTGATGGGGTTGATACTCTTGTGAAGAAAACGTGTGAAGGCACATTAACGATTGAAACCAAACCGGAGATTATAGGAAATGGTAGATGTAGCTGTTAATTTTACGCTTGAAAATGATGATCCGGTAGATGCTGAGTTTCAAGTTCAGCCCGATGTAACGTTTACGGCAGATATAAAGAGCGAAACAGGCACGAAAGACCACAATCAGCTTGTAAATCGTAGTTTGCCAGACCAACACCCGATTGACGCCATTACAGGATTAAGGGAAGCACTTGATAATGTAGTAAACAATATTGAAGGTGGCAGTAACATAGAGGTTGAGCGTCAAGGCGATAGAGCAATAATAAATTCTACCACATTTATATTTGAGCAGGGTATAGCAAGCGATGTATGGGTAATAACTCACAATCTTAACAAAGCTCCGAGCATTACGTTAATTGACAGCTCAGGTGCGGAGTTTCAAGCAAGAAAAGTATATAACAGCCTTAATCAGGTAACAATTTACTTGAACGGGGCAACAACAGGTAAAGCATATTTAAACTAGGAGAATAAAATGCCTCAAGTTCCTTTTAATTCAGATATTGATTTATACAATAACGAAATTCAAAATGTAAAATTTCAGATGTTAGCATCTGCGCCAACACCGACAGAAGCAAAGTTTTACTATGATACAACATTACATAAATTTGGCTATTACAACGGTTCAGAATGGATTTATGGTACTGTGTATATTGAGGGAAACGGTATTAAAATAAACGGCAATACCATTTCTATTGACCCAGATGTGGTGGCACAATTAACAGATTTGGCAAATTATGTGCCGATATCAAGAACGGTTAATGGATACGCTCTAAGTTCAAATATTTCCTTAGATTATGATGATGTGGGTGCTGTTCCTAATACACGAACAGTTAATGGTAAATCATTAGCTAATAATATCACATTAACATATACAGATGTTAATGCGGTTCCGACTACAAGAACAG